AACAAAAGCAATAAAAATTCAAATATTGAAGGACAAAAAGAGATGGAAAAGGCATTTGATTTATTTTGGAAGTCAGTTGGAATGTAAGATGGTGATTGTATATGAAAAAAAGAACATATAATAATGTTGTGAAAGCTACAAAGATGATAGAAAGAAAAGGATATTCACATGAAGAAGCAAATGAAATTGCTATACAAATTTTTGATGAGTCAGAACGTCAAAAAATTCTATGTCAATAGAATGGTATATTGATAAAATTCGTAATAATAATGAATGAAATGTATCTTTTATAGCCTTGTAGAGAATATATCTACAAGGCTATTTTTATTAGAAAGAGAAAGAAGGTGATACCAATGGCGTACTTATTAGGCTGTTTAGCAGGTTATATCATTATAGGTTTTATCATATGGCTTATTTTATCATAATTTAAATGTTGATAGGCATACAGAACAATGTTTCCGTGTGCCGATTGAGCGTTTAAATAAAACATATTAAGGGGGAAAATAAAATGAATAGATTTGAGATCGTGAAGAGAACAGCGGAAGTCAAATGGAATGATCGTTTTAATATCATTCCAGGATGCACAGAGTACGATGAAGAACCAGAAGTGATTGAAATGTTTGATAATTTAGAAGCTGCAATTAAAGCACTGTATCAGTACAAAACAAAAATCAATGAGTTTTCTGCAAGTACAGGAACGATGTATCAAGTTACAGAATACGCTGTACAGGAAATTTGTGGAGATGATGTTGAAATCTGGGAAGTATCGGAAATGGATATAGTTGTACAGAACAGTGAAACATATGAAGATGTGGCAGTGTTACATAGTTATGAAGATGCGGAAAAGTATATCGTAAATCATGATGAAGAAGTAAGAATTGCGTGTTGATATAAATTAGTAAAAAACTAATTGACAAAATAGTAAGAAGATGATATTATACTAATTGTAAAGGAGATTAAGCAATGGCAAGAAAAACTTTTGCAACTCCTGTTGAGGAAACCATACAGAACGCTTTCAAAGCTGAGTGCAAGAATCAAGGATTTAAACTGAATGAGGCTATAGAAGTGTTAATGCAAGGTTTTGTTGATGGAAAAATTCAGATCAAAAAGAATATTTCCTACGACATATATCAACAGGAAAAATAAAAGAAGAGGTTAGCACCTACCACAGCAACAAACCTCTTCTAACCGCAAACTGCCGGAGCAGATTGACTATTCTAGTATATCTAATTCTTACTGATTAGTCAATCAGAAAATTTCCAGTATTTTACAAGAACTTTGAGAACTAAATAATATGTAAGTACAGGAGGAATTACAAATGGAAAGAAATGAGTTGCAAGTATTTGAAAATGAAACCTTTGGAGAAATTAGAATGGTTTTAATTGACAATGAACCTTGGTTTGTTGCAGCCGATGTATGCAAGATTTTAGAGCATAGTAATCCAACAGTTGCAATGGCAAGTTTAGAGCCTTATGAAAAGACTAAGTTAAACTTAGGGTTAACAGGTGGAAACACTAATGTTATCAGTGAATCCGGATTCTATACTTTGGTCTTGCGAAGTAAGAAACTTATTGCTAAACCATTTAGATTATGGGTAACAACAGAAGTCCTTCCAGCTATCCGTAAAACTGGAAAATATGAAATGACAACAGAAACAAATGTTTCTATTGTTGGAACTGATTTCAATACCTTTAGAGATGCTATTGAGAAGCAGTTAGAAGGTCAAACAGTCCAGATCAATGCAATGGAAGATCTTCTCGGAGAACAGGCAGAAATGCTTGGTAAAGTAGTGGAAAATATGACATTATCCACTAGACAGCAACAGAAGTTATACAAAGCAGCGAAAGACAGAATTAATAAACTTCTAGATGGAGCACATAGTTCTCGTTATAAATGCTATTCCAAAAGCTATTTCATTAACATGTGGAATGAGTTAAAAGAAAAGTTTGGATGTAGTTCTTATAAGGATTTAAACCCATTATATTATAACGAAGCATTTGATTTTATAGCGGAATGGGTTTATACAGAACGATAATATTACATACTTACAGGTGGTACTTGTCAAAGGGTATCACCTGTTTTAATTAACAGAGAACTAACAGATGAAAGAGATATTTCAAATTGAGAATTGGAGGAAGAAAATATGAAACTTACACCAAAACAGAATGAATTAATAGAAGAATATAAACGTTTAGAATCAAAATACGGCAAAGGAAATGTGTTTTTACGATATGTTAATGACTTTT